TGTGATGAACGTAAAGAAAAATTAAATTACTTATTCCCACATTACAAACCAAATTGTTTAACAGAAGAAGAGTTTGATTACTTATCTGAAAGAATAGGTAAGCTAAACACTATAACAGTAGACGAACAAAAAGCATTACTAAAAATATATAACAGGGTGTTTAACGACAAAAGAGAATTGACATCTTGTAACAGTTGTTTCTTGAATGGAGTTTGGAAAAAGTTAGAAAGAATTTATAACGAATATATATAGATGACTGTAAGTAAAGGAAGGTGGGCTTATTCTTTTAAAGAAGGTAAAAAAGCTGAAGAATCATTTAATTCATTAATGTTAAAAAGAGGTAACAAATGTGTTAAATCAAATAGAAGTGATGACATAAAAAAACATATTGATTTTTATGTTAATGAATGTGGTGTGGATGTAAAGGGCAATAGACATTTAGAAACTATATGGTTAGAATTAAAAAACGTTAGAGGAAAAAAAGGATGGTTACAAGGAGAAGCTGAATATATTGTTTTTGATATTATAGAATTAAATAGCTTTTGTTTTTTTAAAAGAAAACATTTATTTGCATTTGTTGAAAATATAACAGAAATTGCATCAAGTAAAAAAGATTATATGAAATTATATACTAGGCAAGATAGAAAGGATGTTATAGTAAAAGTAAAGTATAATGACATAAAACACTTACAGGTACAACAAATTAAAAAAGATTAGTTTGAGAGAAGCAAAAGAATATATGTATAAGAAGTTTACTGCTATTGAAGATTTAAAAATGAGTTCAGCAATAGTTACAATTACTTCTGTAATTAGTGAATGGAAAAAAGTAAAACCCGACAACAAAGATTTAAAGGATATTAGTGATGCTATTGTAGAGATTGCGTTGCTTGTAAATAAACTTAATATTGAAAAAGGTAATTATCATATTGCTATGAGCCAAATGTTAGGAGACAAACTAAGAGCAATAGATAGAGCATCAGCATCTGAACGTAGAGAAAAACTATTAGAAAAACAATTGAATAAATATAAAAAGAAAGAAGAGTTAGGGTTATGAGTGATTCAGTAAAAAAGTACATTGAAAAAATGGAAAGGGACAACAACTTATACGATGAATTTGTAAATAGTCAATGGGCTATGAACTCTACAATACCAATACAAAACACTTCAAAGGATTTAATAGTACAAGAAGTAAAAGACCTATATGATGCACGTAGTGAAGTAGGAATTAATAAATATAATACTACACTAGAAGATTCATTAGATGGCTTAGAAACGTTCCTAGAGCATTTACAGGAAGAACTAATGGATGCAACTTTATATATACAGAAACTAAAACAAATAATAGATGAAAGAAAGTAAGTTAATTTGGATGCAAAAAGAAGTCCAACAAATGCAAAAAGTATTAATGGTAATGATACAAAGAATAGAAAAGATAGAAGAGATATTATTTAAAGAAGAAGATTAACTAAAAACAAACAAATGATACAATTATTAAACGGAGAGACTTGGGGTAAAGAAGAAATACTAACTCAAATGCACGATGACAATTTTTATTATGGTCATCTAGGTAAACACGCTTTAAGTAGCAGTAGTCTGAAAATGATACTTAAAAGCCCAAAGACATATAGAAACGTTACTAAGTACGGAGACCCTAATGGGAACAGCCCTGCACTTGCTTTAGGTAAATTGATTCACTGGATGGTACTAGAGCCACAAAAATTAGATAACGTACATTTTATTGAAGCATCTACAAAAAATACAAAGACATACAAAGAAGCAAAAGAAACATATGAAGAAGTATTTTTAAATAAAGAAAAGAAAGCAGGGGAACGTATTGCAGATGCAGTACTAAGAAACGAAGGGGCAATACAATTACTAAACAAGTCAGAGTTTGAAGTACCTGCTATTGATATGTTAGAGGGGTTACCCTTTAGAGGTAAGGCAGATATTATACAAGGCGATACAATTATAGACCTTAAAACAACTGCAGACCTATCCTCATTTCGTTATAGTGCCGACAAGTATGGTTACGACTTACAATGTTATATGTACCTAAGATTGTTTAACAAGAAAGACTTTAAGTTTTTAGTTGTAGACAAAGCAAGCACAGACATAGGTATTTACGGTGTTAGTGAAGAGTTTATAGAACGTGGAAAGGAGAAGTTTTTTAGAGCAGTAGAGAATTATAAGTATTTTTTTGAAGAACCTAACGACCTAGACCAATACGTGTTACGAGGTATTTTATAAAATAATTAAATAAATTTTGTTTATAATTAAAAAAGTTTTTGTACATTTACTCAAAACAAATAATTATGAATTACACAGATTTTATTTACTCACAGTACACAATGGAAGAACTACTTCACATTGTAGCAAGAAACAAACATTATGGAGAATACTTAGACTCCGATGCAAAACGTTGTAGATTAGAAATAATTAAAAGACAACACGAACAGCAAGAAATAACAAACCTTTAATACAAATTAATTATGGAGCAATTACAATTATTCAAAAACTCATCATTAAATAATCTATCAGCTTTTTTTGACAACAATATAGATAGCATCAGGCAAGGGAGCAAAGGGGAGCAGTTGTGCAGAAATTTTTTAAAAAACAATAATCTTGATTTTAACCAATTAGATTTTATTTTTGAAAAAAATAATAAGCTTTATTCGGTAGAAGTAAAAACATCTGAAAAATACAATAATCCTGATGCTCACGGACTTAGTAAATTTCAGTATGATAAAAGAATTAAATTATACGAAAAACATAATATTGAACCTTATTTATTTGTGTATTGTCAAACTGATTTTGTAATATATTGGGAAAGTATGTTAAGATTAAAAGAAAATGGCTCTTTTCTATCTTCGACTAAGAAAAATATATTATTTAATATTGACGGTTTTCAAAAATATAAAATAGAAAATTATATATGATAAACATTTACAATAAAGATTGTTTAATAGATATGAATTTAATGAAAGACAATCAATATGATTTAGCAATAGTAGACCCTCCTTATGGAATTGAGGTTAATAAAATGACTCTTGGTAGTGGAAAATATAAAAACAAAGGCAAATCGTGGGATTCAGAAACACCATCTTATAGTTATTTTGAAGAATTGTTTAGGGTATCAAAAAATCAAATTATTTGGGGTGCAAATTATATGATTGATAAAATTAAAAGACCTTCTATGGGTTGGGTATATTGGGATAAAATGAATGGGGATAGTGATTTTTCTGATGGAGAATTAGCATATACATCTTTTAAACGAGCTTTAAGGTCTTACAAACACCATTTATCACAGGATAGAAGTAAAAGATTTCATCCAACTCAAAAACCAATTAAGCTATATGAATGGCTTTTAATGAATTATGCTAAAGATGGGGATAAGATATTAGATACTCATCTTGGTTCAGGTTCAATAGCTATTGCTTGTCATAATTTAGGATATGATTTAGATTCGTATGAGATAGACAGTGATTATTATAATTTAGCCTGTAAAAGATTTAATCAGCACAAGAGTCAGATAAGGATGTTTTAAAAATCGCTATAAGTTCTTTATTTTTTTTATTGCAAGTCAATCAGATTGCAATAGTAATAACACCGTTTTTTAGCGGTTTACGGTGTTTTTTTTACAATTAAAACATAAACAATTAATATAAATTAATAGAAAATAAATGAAACAATACACAGAACTACTAATAAACAAACCAAAACTATTAAAAGACATTATAGGTCAAACACTATCTATTGACATAGGTCTAAAAACAAGACAACAACCAGTAGTAGAAGCTAGGTTTATATACTTCTACATACTAAGAGAAAAGGAGGGTATGACTTTACAAACGATAGGTAAAACTTTAGAGTTAAACCACGCAACCGTATTACACGGATTTAAGAAGGCTGCTTTTTGGATAGAACAAGATTACTATTTTGCACAAAAATACATTACTTGTTTAAGCAACTACTATAAAGAAGTATATGATATGTCAAAAGACGAAGAGATAATAGAACTAAAGAGAAAGCTAAACGCTAAAAGAACGGTTGAGGTTGAACAAGTTTACGAACCCCCTAAAAGACCAATGAAAAGAATAAACGAAGTCTATAACAAGTTACACATACTAATAGACAAAACACCTGAAGAAAAAGCAGAAGATTTATTAACCAGAGTTCAAGCAATATGTAATATGATGCAAATGGACTTAAAAAGAAAAAGAATATGAAAAAAGAAGAATTATTAAAAAGTCTTAATATCTTTAAGACTAAAGAAAAAATAGAAGTAGCAGGTGTAGTTCCGCTACTAATTGATGAGTTAAAATTGTTATGTAAAGGGTATAGTGGAGTAGACTTTTTTATTAGACCATGTACAGATGATGAGATAGAATTTGATATGGATTACGATTCTGATATTGATATTACAGATGAAGTTAGAAATGAAATGAATAGGAATGAAGCGATATTTAGCTTGACTAAAAGTTTGTTTCATTACATGGATATACTTAAAGATGATAAATTAACAAAAATAAATGGAGGAATTATAAAATATTAAAAATTATGATGGGAAGTTATTTATTGTTGTTCTTCTTAGGATGGACAATTACGTTAGCAAGTATATGGGTCTATTTTGAAGACTACTATAAGAATAAAAAAGATAATGATAAAGGTGGTATTTAACAAAAGCACAAAAAAGTTATTGTTTAATTAATTAATCTATTTTAATTATGGACGGTAGAAAAAATAACGGTGGGCATTCTACAAAAGGTTTTGCAGGTCGTAAACCTAAAAGCGAGGAAATAAAACTCGTTGAAAGGTTATCGCCATTAGAAGATGATGCATTAGCAGCTTTGTCAGAGGGTGTAAAGTCTGGTGATATTAAATGGGTTCAGTTATATTTAAGTTACTACTTAGGTAAACCAAAAGAAACTAAAGACATCACGATTAACGAAGATGTTCCGTTGTTTATAGATTAGCGATAACTAGAACGTTAGTCTGTATAATCTATGCAGGTTAAAAAAACAAAAGCACTTACTAAACTAAGAAGCCTAAACAGTCGTACTAAGATTGTAAGGGGTGGAACTAGTGCAGGTAAAACTATTTGCATACTTCTTATCTTGATTGACTATGCAATAAAAAACAAGGGTAAGGAAATAAGCGTAGTAAGTGAAAGTGTACCGCATCTACGCAGAGGTGCATATAAAGACTTCTTAGGCATTTTAAAGTCAATGAATAGGTATAATGATGTACAACTAAATAAAAGTACCTTAAAATACACCTTTACAAATGGAAGCTATATTGAGTTCTTTAGTACTGACCAACCAGATAAACTAAGAGGAGCAAGAAGAACAGACCTATATATTAACGAGTGCAACAATATACCATTTGATGCTTACCAACAATTAGTAGTAAGAACAAGCGGAAACGTCTGGTTAGATTATAATCCATCTAGTGTATTTTGGGTAGATAAGGAATTGATAGGAAAAGAAGACACAGACTTTGTAACACTAACTTATAAAGACAACGATAGTTTACCTGTAAGTATTGTAAACGAAATAGAGAAAGCAAAGGACAAGGGAAAGACCTCAACATACTGGGCTAACTGGTGGAGGGTTTACGGACTTGGAGAGTTAGGTAGTTTAGAAGGTGCTTGTATTCCTGACTGGAAAGAAATAGATACAGTACCAAACGAAGCAAGGTTATTAGGATATGGAATGGACTTTGGTTATAGTGTAGACCCAACAACGTTAATAGCATTATACAAATGGAACGATTCTTATATATTTGATGAAGTACTTTATAAGAAGGGAATGTTAAACAGGGACATACATAGATTCTTAGAAGCCAACAATATTAAAGAAAGCATAACAGCGGATAGTGCAGAACCTAAATCTATTGCAGAACTACAACAATATGGAAACAATATACACGGTGTAAGCAAAGGGAGGGATTCAGTAGTATATGGAATCAACTTAATAAACCAAAATGAAATATTTGTTACAAGCCGTTCTAAGAACCTTAAAAGAGAATTAGGAGGTTATGTATGGGCAAAGGACAAAGAAGGTAACACATTACAGAAACCAACTGGAGAACACCCAGACTGTATTGATGCAGCTAGGTACGTTTTAACAGACCAACTAGAGAATCCTAATAAAGGGAATTATTACATTTATTAAAAGTTTTTTGTTAATAATTTTGTTAATTCAAAAAAAGGTTTTATATTTGGTGTATAATTAAAAACAAACAAATTTTTTTAAACAAACAGATATGAGTTATATAGAAAGAGAATATGACAGGTACTTAGAAAGTCTACAACAAAGCAACGAATGTTTTGTATGTGGTGCAGAATGTGAAGACGATGTATGCAGTTCAGATTGC